CTTATGGAGCTCAAGATGTTTACCTTACTGGTAATCCTCAAATTACATTCTGGAAAGTAACATACAGAAGACACACTAACTTCGCTGTTGAAAGTATTGAACAAACATTCAACGGACAAGCCGATTTCGGAAGACGTGTACAATGCACTGTCAGTAGAAATGGTGATCTTGCTTACAGAACTTATCTTCAAGTAACACTTCCAGAAGTTGATGGTTCACACACTACAGCTGGCGCAGCTAACTTAAGTGCTACTGGCGGTTTTGCTGCTAGATGGTTAGATTACCCAGGAGAGCAACTTGTTTCACAAGTTGAAGTTGAAATTGGTGGTCAAAGAATCGACAGACAATTCGGTGACTGGATGCACATCTGGAATCAATTGTCTTTAAGTGATGCTCAAAAACGTGGATACGAAAAGATGGTTGGTCAAACCACAAGCTTGACTTACTTAACCAATCCAAACAGAAACAACGGCGCCAACAGCCCTTGCTCAGGAGGTGTTAACTCATCACACGAATGCGAGGTCAGACGTGCCTTACCACAAACAACTCTTTACGTTCCACTTCAATTCTGGTTTTGCAGAAACCCGGGTCTTGCTATTCCACTTATTGCCTTACAATACCACGAAGTTAAAATTAACTTAGAGTTCAACACTCTTGACCAATGCTTATGGGCTGTAAATACTAATCAATTTGGTTTACCAGCAAATAACGATTGTAATAGCACCGCTGGTAAAATTGGTCTTGCTGGTCCAATTAAGGCGGCGGAGAATACCAAAACCGTGGCCGACACAGGAAGCGGTAATGTCACTGTTGGTCGTGCCGATAGAGCCTACAATTCTTGCTGCTTAGTTTCTGCTTCACTCTTTATTGACTATGTCTTCCTTGATACCGATGAACGCAGAAGAATGGCCCAAAACCCACACGAATACTTAATTGAACAACTTCAATTCACTGGCGATGAGTCAATTGGTAGCACATCGAACAAAATCAAACTCAACTTCAACCACCCATGTAAAGAACTTGTTTGGGTTGTCCAACCAGATGCCCACGTTGACTATTGTAGTTCATTTGTTGAACAAGTAGGAGAAAGAGCTTGTGACTGGGATATACGTGCTGGCGCAAAGGTGCCCGGTGTTGGTGGCGGCGGCGAAGGTGCGGATAGAACCGCTGGCGCTACCGGTGGTAACTGCTGTGGCGGTGTTGGATTATACAGTATGTTGGGTGCTCAGCCATTCAACTACTCAGATGCTGTTGATATGATCCCAAGATCTTGGTTAGGATATGGTTCACTTGCTTTAACAAGCAGTGAATTCATCTTAAACAAAGGAGATGCTTGCTGTAACAGAATTAGCAGATTATCTCAACCATGGTCATGTAATGTTCAATGTGGAAGAATTTCGAATGCTGAAGGAGACGGGGCTGTGGGTAATGCCGGCACTGCAACAAAATTCACCAAAGCAATGAGAGAAACGGTTTTTGTTCCAAAACAAGCTAACCAAAACGCTGTCGCACCTGGTGGACTTGCCACGGATGATATTGACTTTATTTCATTCACCCCAACTGACTTTGCTTTCGGTGGAGCAGGAGGTGTTCCCCAAAACTCAGAACAAACATCATCATCAGTTTCAACTGCTGGAACAATTGTTCTTGGCGAAATGTCGCGCAAGATGCACTGCTGGGGACAAAACCCAGTCGTCACCGCCAAATTACTTCTCAACGGTCAAGACAGATTCAGTGAGAGACTTGGATCATACTTCGATGTTGTCCAACCATACCAGCACCACACTGCCTCGCCAGACACTGGTATCAACGTCTACTCATTTGCCTTACGCCCAGAAGAGCACCAACCAAGTGGAACATGCAACTTCTCAAGAATTGATAACGCTTGCCTCCAACTTGTTGTATCTTCGGATGCTGTTGGCGGAGCTTCAACTTCAAAGGTTCGCGTCTACGCCACCAACTACAACGTCCTTCGCGTCATGAGTGGTATGGGTGGTCTTGCTTACTCGAACTAATTCCTTATTTAATTTTATATTAATAATTTTTACACATCTGAATATTTAAAACGCCCACTTAAT